CTGAAGCAGCTGCATTAGCACAATTAGACACATCTAATCTTAACAACCGTCAACAAGCTGCAGTGCAGAACGCACAGAACTTCTTGCAGTATGATATGGCTAATCTGTCTAATCGTCAGCAGACTGAGTTATTCAAAGCACAGCAGCGTGTACAGGCATTGTTTACAGATCAAGCTGCGACTAATGCTGCACGTCAGTTTAATGCAACTAGCCAAAATCAAACTGACCAGTTCTTTGCTAACCTTGCTAGTCAAGTTTCTCAGTTCAATGCTTCACAGCAAAACGCACAATCACAGTTTAATGCTGGTCAAACAAACACAGTAAACCGTTTCAATGCAGAACTGAACAATCAACGTGATCAGTTTAATGCCACAAACCAACTTGTAATTGCACAATCTAATGCACAATGGCGTAGGCAAATTGCTACGGCAGATACAGCAGCTATTAACCGTGCTAACGAGTTAAATGCTAATGCTGTTCTAGATATTAGTAAAAGTGCTTACGATAATCTATGGAATTACTATGCTGACACAATGGAGTGGGCATGGAAATCTGCTAACAGTGAACTAGATAGAATGAATAATCTTGCTATTGCACAGTTAGGTGCTGATGCAACAGCAGCTGCTAATGCGGCAGCAAAATCATCTGCTGCTGGTAGTGCATTAGGAAGCCTTTTAGGTACATTAGGTTCAGCATGGATAGGAGCAGGATTCCCCGGTTTGTGTTGGGTGGCACGTGAGGTGTACGGTCCTGATGACTATACTTGGTTAGTATTTAGAAACTGGCTATTATGTAAAGCACCTAAATGGTTCCGTAAACTTTATACAAATAAGGGTGAATCATTTGCTAAATACATTAGCAATAAACCGCTACTCAAAAAAGCAATTAAGTTCGCTATGAATAGCGTCATAAAAGACTATAAGATGGAGTATAAACGTGCCAATAACTAATCCTGCACCAATAATGTACACAAATATGGCAAAGGCAGCAGACGCTATGAATGAACAGCGTCAGCCTACCACTAAAAATAAAGGTCTTTTATCATCAACAAAAAGGGTGACAAATGAACCTAAAGCTGGTAAACTAAAGTCTGGTGATATTGCCATGCTTTATTTTGACTCAATACGTAGAAAGCGCAAGGAAATTCAGGATGGATGAAGAAGTAATGTTGGATGGTCCTATTCCGGGTCAATCTTTAACAGCAGAACTGGGCGCAAGGCCGTGGCAACAACCTTCACAGTATGCTACTGTAGAAGAAGCCATTGATTATTATGTAACACGTATAGAATCAGAAGAAGTAACGACACAACTTCTTGATGTACTTGAGATGGGTGTGCCTGTCACTACTGTAGCTAACGCTATGCAATCATCTAGTGTTATGGAAGGTAAACATACTGTTGACGTAGGTATGCTTGTATTGCCTGTAATTATTGAGTTGATTAGTTTGATTGCAGACGCAGCTAAAATTAAATACACATCAGGTTTAGAAGGTGACGACAGAGTTCGTGGTTCTTTGGTGGATAAAGCTGTTATGAAGTTAGAGGCTAAAAGAAACGAAGAAGACACGGAAGAAGAAGAACCAGATAATGAAATTTTAATTGAAGAAATGAAAACTGCGGCAGATGAACGTGCAGGCGGTTTAATGGCACGGAGAAACTAATATGGGTTTGTTTGGTCTTGGTGATTTTGGTACAGGTTTTGTTGAAGGTTTTGCTAAATCTGCAAATGAGGCTCTTAAAGAGGACTTAAGAAAAGTTGATTTAAGGGTTGAAAAGGTTGCGGAAGCAAAGCTAAAACGTGCGCTTAAACAACAAGAAGAACGTGCAGAAGAAATGGAAGAAGTTGAGGATGCTTTACGTCAGGCTGAAGGCTTGTTTGGTAAAGATGATCCTCGTGCAACCGGGTATGCTGCTGTTTTATTAAAAGAACAAGGCTCCGCTTCTGCTTTAAAGGCTTTTACAGAACAAATTAAAACAAGTGACGTTTACAAAAGAGGTGAAGATTTAGCAAATTACATGGAACTAGCTGAAAGAGAAATGCCTACAGGAACACGTACAGATTTTGTAAATGCTTTTGTTAGAAAACGTACTCCGGTATCAGATTATCGTTTGCCTGAAAGCGCAGTGACAGCAGGTGCAGGAAATCTACTTAGTGCTATTGGTCTTGACCAAGATGTTAGTGGTCAGATTGATAGACGAGTAGCAGAACAAATGACTGCTGCGGGTATTGCAGAACAGGCAGAGATTACTGTGTCACTGCCTAGTGGTACATTCATGAGAGAAAAGTTTACGATGGGTAATATGACACCTTCTAAGCGTCTTGAATATTTGAACCAGCAGCTTGCTAACGAAAATAACACGCCAGAACGTATCACTGAATTGCAGGGTATGCTAACCAAAACACAAGACGCTGTTTATGCAACAGGTAAAGAAGAGGATAGGTTGACAGTTATTGAAAGTAAGATTTCTCGTGCGGAAGGAGATGAGCGTAAAAAGTTTATTGAAGAGGCAGCAAACCTTAAAAGACAAATTAAACTAAAAGCTGCAGAAACTTCTACAAACCCACTCGATTTATTGGACGCTAAACTTGAAATAGCATTAGCAAAAGGTTTAAAGAGTGGTGATTTAAGTGAACACGATAGATTAAAAAAAGAACGTGAAAGAATCGGTAAGCCAGTAGACCCTAACGAAGACATAAAAGAAGCAAAGCGTGAATTAGCTGTTAGAGTACAGAATGGTGAGTTGGATATCAACAGCCCAGAGTATAAAACTGCTATTTCTGCTATTCGTCAAGACGAAATTATTATAGATGAAATCTACGGCAAAGGCGGTGAACTAGACCTTACTGCAGCAAAAAGTATTGCTGGATTTATGCAAACCGCTATTGATAATGATATATCTGATAAACTTACTGGCGAACAAAGGGATTTATTTAATAAAGCAAGTGATGCATTAAGCAGATACAACGGCAGTAGGGAAATGTTTAAAAAGGCAGCCCCTGTTCTATATCAACAGTATATGGATATAGTTGCAGCTAATAAAGATATAGAAAATGCTGCCATAGAAAGATTTTTGTCTGGTATACCTGAATCAGATAAGAAAAATAGAACTAATGCCTTGTTTGCTGCTCAGTCTGCATTTAACTACGGTGGTGAGGCACAAGCCGCTGCTGCGCAAGCTGTAAAAGAAGTGCAAGGCGGCGGTACTGATGCTGGTACTGATGCTGCTGCTGTTGGTGGTGATGGATCAGAACAAGATTCAATAAATATATATCCAAATGATACTACAGGCGCAAATTTAATGATAAGAGATGCGGAAGAAGCAGGTATTAGCATAAGTGAGATACTTTTTTCTGCAGAAAAAAGAGGTACATATGGAAAAGAGTTCTTAGACATACTTCGTAATAAACAAATGTCAACTATAGCAACTGCAGATGCGGGTATTCCTGCAGAAACAGAAGAATACCGTGTACCTGAAAATGATATACTTACAACTATAACTCATCCAATAGAAAATGCAGCAGCTAAAATGTTTCTTGATGGCATGAACCCAAATGAAATAGCTAAAGAATTAAGACAGAGATACAAAAATGATCCAAGTTATGATTCAGCTAGTTTATCTTCTTCCATATCAACAGCAATAGCAAAAGTACAGCAATACTCAGAAAAAGTTCAAACAGAAAAAGAAAAAGCAGCTAAACTTATAAGAGAACGCCTAGAAAAGTTAAATAAAGATAAAGGTGCTGGATTGATGTCAAGGAGATAAAAATGGACGCTATTGATAGGCTTTTATCTCTTAAAAAAGAAGAGGAAGAAGAGCAGCAACTAAAAACCTCAACAGTACTAGATACAGAAAAAGCTATTCCTACAGCACCTACTTTACTTAAACCTGAAGGCGATGCTATTGATAGATTAATGGCTATCAAAAAAGAAGACGTAGCTGCTGCTAAAACAAACAAAAACATTGTAAATAACTCTGCTGTACAAGAAGCTGCTATGCGTTTTGTAAAAGAACGGCTTGGCATGACGGAGATTAGTGCTGCAGAGGCAATGGATGAGTTTGTTGAACACTTCCGTGAGTTCAACGTAAACGAATTAACTGCTGCAGGTGACTATCGTTATGTGTCTGCAGCCGCTGCTGATGCCACTAAACGTGGTGATGAAAAGGCGGCACAGCGTCTGTCTGATTATAGACTGTTGTATCAAACCTTTAGTGAAATGCCTAGTTTCTCAGATGGTTTCTGGAAAGCTACAGGCGACTACGCTGAAGGTATTCTAAAAGCCCCATCAACATATGTTGGTCTGGCACTTCCAGGTGCTGGCAAGGCTGGTGGTGTAGCTGCTACCCAAGCAGCAAAGCAAGCTGTAAATAGAACACTTGCCCAAGCCCTAAAAACCCCCGTAACTACACTAGCTTCAAAGGCAGCAGCTAACCCAATCAAGACAGCAGTTTTGGTTGAAGGTACTGCTGGAACATTGCAGAATGTTGCAGCGCAAAAAGCTGAAATGGCTGCTGATTTGCGTGAAGATTATAGCCCAACACAAACCGCACTTGCCTTTGGATTAAGTGGTGCGCCTGTTGGTGTGCTTGGTGTACTTGCTAAAGGCAAGGCTGAAAAAGCAATTGAAGCAGGTACAGATGACATTGTTGTACAGGCTACTGAAGCTGTGGCTAAAGCAGACAAGGCTGCACTAGAAAAAGCTACCAAGACACTTGATAAAAACAGAGTACTTGCAAGAACTGTGGCTGGCGCATTAAATCCGCTTGATCCAGAACTTGTTGCAAAGGGTAAAGGTGCTATTAAAGACGTAGCAGGTGAAAAAGATTTAACACCTGACTTTACTATTTCATTAGATGAGAACAGAACGAAACGTATCTTTGCAGCAGCAACAGAAATATTAGGGAAACAAAAAGACGGATTGCTTGATGGTGAGCGTGTAACGGAAGGTGTTGCTCGTGTTATTCGTAGCATGGACGAAAAACAAGCTGACTCAGGATTAGACTTCTTAAAAGAAACACTTGAAAAGTATAACATAACGCATGATGATTTAGCCAATATGTTTATGGCTGATGTGTCTGACGCTGCTCGTAAGCTACAACAAGCAGGTGCATCATCTCGTGTGTTTAAGCGTCTTAACTCTGTAGCCTCAGATAACCTGTTTGCACTTGATGACGTAGCAAAAGAAAATATTAAAAAAGTTGCTGATGCTCTTGATAAAGCTGACCCACGTAAGGCACTGGAAGCTGCTAAAAAACTAGAAGGTAAAGAAGCTGGTGTTGGTGCATTTGTTCGTGCGCTTGATACTGCACGTCTAGCCTCTATGACATCACAGACAGCTACAACAATTCGTAACACTGTGTCTGGATACACTCGTGTGGGTATTGATACTCTTGTTACAGCTATGGACAGAGGCATTGCTTCCTCTTTGAAGGTTGCAGGTAAAGGTAAAGATAAAGTTGGTCTGGGCAGTGTTACACCTAACGAAGACATCTTTGCCCTTACCTATGGTCTAATGAATAAGAAGGAAGCAAAAGCTGTAACCGAAATATTTGATATGGGCTTTCATACCAAAGCCACAGGTCTATTCAGAGAACTACAGGACATTGACCCTAAAGGTGCATCTGGTTCAGCTAAGATTGAAAAGTTACGTGCTTATGGTAAGGAACTAAACAGACTTAACACATTGTCTGATAATATGTTTAAACGTGCAGCTTTTGTTGGTTCACTAAAACGTCAGTTGAATGAACTGTATAATGTGAAAGGCGGTAATGTAGAAGACTTTAACCTTGTTAATATTATTAAAGAGGGTAAATTTAATTCTGTATTCGGTACAAAAGAGGGTAAAACTGCACTTGATAAGGCAGTCGAAGATGCTTTGTACTTTACCTATCAGCGTTCTCCTAGTAGCCCAACAGCACGTGCTATCATTCAGGGTATTCATAGCGCACCATTCCTAACAACATCTCTAGTACCATTTCCCCGGTTTATTGCAAATGCTATGCGATTTACGTATGAGTATTCACCTCTGTACTTATTGCAAGGTGGCGCACGTTCATTTGCTAAAGACTCAAACAACTATGAAGAAGTGTCAAAGGCTCTTGTAGGCACCGGATTGCTTGCTGGTGCGTATGCTTTTAGAAGCAGTGAAAACGCTGGTGAGAACTGGTATGAATATAAGATGGATAATGGACAGACGTTTGATATGCGTCCATTCTTCCCTGCTGCACCTTATCTGTTTGTAGCTGATATGATGAAACGCTATCGTGATAATGATCCACTGTTTGGTGACAGAAGTTTCTTGACAGATTCAATTCAAGCACTAACAGGTACACAGTTCCGTGCTGGCTTTGGTATCTATGCTATAGATAGTGCATTGGAAGATTTGTTTAAAGACGATTTGACTGCGGGAGATAAAGCAGAAAAACTTGCTGCTAACTTTGGCGCAAACGTAGTCAGTACATTTACAATACCACTTACAGCAGGGCAGGATTTATATAATACATTCCTTGCACCTGATGATGAATTAATTGTCCGTCAGACTGAAACATCTAATGTGTTTGATTTAATTGTTAACAAGTCACTTGCTCGTGTACCTGCTAACTATGCACTAGAAAAGTATTTGGCTGAACACATCGGTTACAATGCACCTGAAATATACGAAGTGCCATCTAAGGCAGAGCCTATGCGTAGGCAGCTTCCTATCACACGTCAGCTTACAGGTGCATTGCTTAAAGAACGTAGAAACTTCTTAGAAGATGAAATGGCAAGGCTGAAGATTACCAGACGTGTGTTATCAGCTAAGACAGGTGTACCTGAAGCTGACCAGTTAATTAACACACTAATTGGTGAGTATGCTACAGACTATATTGTGCCTACACTTCAAAATAGTGAGAAGTACAAAAATATGCCAGCAGATGAGCAAGCCTTGCATATTAAAAATGTAATCAGTGATTATAAAGGTGACATTATGGACTTGGTTAGAATAATGGCTAAGTCTTCAGGCAAAGATAGATATGGCTTTGACCCAATGGAACGTGAATCATTTAAGAAACTAAATGATGTTGCAAAGCGTAAAGCCTATGAAGAATACCACGAAAGGTTTGGTGAACCAAAAGAGGGTGAGTTCTACGATTATGAAGTACTCACACAATTTGGTAGCTTCTATGATAAGATACTAGACATAAGATAAACTAAAAAAGGGGGCAATTAAGCCCCCTCTTTCATAACAGATTAGTAACCCATATCATGACAAAACTATTACTACCTGTTATCTCCACTGCCGCCTAGCATACCCCTAGACTGTCTATCAGCAAGTTTTTCAATGTTGTCTTCCATAACCTTGCCTAGATTAACGCCTAGTTCATGTGCAAGTACAGCAATGTACCAACACACATCACCTAACTCCTTCGTAATCTCTGCACGTTTAGCAGGGTTATCTCCATCACGTATTAGCTTCTTAGCCTTGTTAGCAATCTCACCTGCCTCACCTGCCAGTCCTAACGTCAAGTACGCTAGGGCTGTTTCTTTTGGGAAGATGGCTGTCTTACATGCCTTCTGTTGGTATAGTGATGCTGTAATGCCACTCATTTGTTTCTCCTTCATCCACTGTTTAGCTTCTTCCTCTAGCCTGTTCATTTTGTAGTACCTTCTGTAGATTCTCATGATAGGCAGTGTTCCAACCTCTATGCCACTCCCTTGCTTGCATTGTATTTGAATCAATTGGGCAGGTCAGTCTACCTTTTTTGAAGGCTTCCTGACCCCACTCAAATTGAATACGTAAGGGTGCATCATATTTGCTTAGTCCGTTACGCCGCACTGTCTTCACTTTCTTCAGCTTTAGGTTCGTTCACCGAAGCCACTAGCATCTTGGTGAAAGCATCTTGTGCTGCTCGTAACTGGTCAATACCAAACTGTGCTTGAGCAACCTTCGTATTTAAGTCACGAATCTGATTCACTAGATACTGTTCATTGTTTTCTAGTTCGTCATAGTCGTACTCTTTACCGTCAATAGTAATCATTTGTTTTTCGTCATTCATTTTCATTCTCCTTTTCTTTCTGTTTAAGTTTCTGCCATTCTTCATAACTAGGATGGCTACGTGGGGGATTGTACTGTACCCAACCATCCCCACGCTTCCACACTAACTTACCACTAAGCTGCTTCGATGTCAACTATTTCACATACCCCTGCAGTACAAGCTAACTCACGCCCACCTGAAGTTGTATCCTCTTTCTCAAACTCTTGCAACAATGACCAGTCTACATTCTTTGGCATCTTTGTCAAGAACTCTTTGTAATTATCTTCATCAATGTCCTGATAAGGTGCTTGTTGGTATGTATGCTCACTGAATGGCAGGAAGCTGATACCAGATACCTCATCAAAATGTTCATACACCCAAGAGCCTACGCTCATCCATTCATTTTCCTTCACAGAAATTGTTACGCTAGGCTTATGTTCGCACCAATGCCGCTGGTATGTGAGCCATAGTTTAAGCTGCTCAATAGCTGTCATTTCGGTACGAGTTACTGCGTTCTTAGGTGACTTCATAGGGAAGCTGAACACTGTTGTTGAGTCGGGTTTCATTACATCAGGTTCAGCAGGGATTCCCTGTGAAATAAGGAACTGTGTTAGTGGGTCTTTGTTATCGCCACGAACAGTACGAATGTAATATGGGTTGTGACGAGCGTGAATACCACTTGCTGCATCAGTAAGCTGTGATACTGTACCACTAGGCTTGACACAAGTGACAGCAGTTGACTGTGGTATCTTAAGCTGTTTAGCCATAGCCTTGTTAGATTCAACAGCTACAGCACGTAACAACTCAAGCACTGTTTCCAACTTACCACCTGCAGTGGCTGTCAGTTCATTGTCCATGATGCCTGTAAGTGACACACCCAGCAACCGTTCTTCCTCTGTGTTCTTCTGCCAAATCTTGCGCAGATAACGGAAGTTAGTCAGAGTTGCTTGGAATGTACCAAGAATAGTGGCAAGGCGTACCTTTTCTTTGAGAGTTTCTACTGTATCATTCTCACGTACAACTACCTCTGATAAATTGCAGAACTGATATGGACGTAAAATGATTTCACTGCAAGGGTTGCAACCGAAGTCATGCTCAACATCACGTCTACCATTCTTAGCTGCCTGCTTCTTAGCTGACTGACGATTAAAGATGCCACGCTCACCTGACTTGCTGTCATACAAAGACAACCACTCACGCATGAATGTACCCATCTCAGGCTTAGTCTTGTACGCCACAGAGTTATTAGCCAACGCACGTTGCCCTTCGTTCTCCCACCACTGACCTGACTTAGCATGTGCCATCTGGTCATCATTGAGATTAGACAATGAAATCAATGCGCTACGGCGTACACCACCTACAACTACAACCTCACCAATCTTACACATGATGTCGTGACATTCAATTGGGTATAGCCTACGTCCAGCAGCACCCTTGAACTTTTGAATACAAAACTCAAATAGTTCTACAAGGGGCTGTGGGCCTGATGCACGACCACCAAAAGTCTTTAGCCGTGCGCCAGCAGGACGTACTTCGCTGACATCGAACTTAGGTACTTGTCCAGTGTACAGCATAGCAATCAATTCTTTAAGTGACTTAGCCCAACCCGGACGTGAATCACCTACCTTGATTACTGTATCTGTATCGTGGAACTCTTCGCTAACCATAGGTAGCTTCTCAATGCAATGACGCTCAACGCTAAAGCCAACGCCAGTGCCACACATAAGAATATACATTGTTTCATCGAAGGCACGAGGGCTATCTACAGGCACGTAGGAACAGTTGTATCCACCTACGTGACAACGATCCAATGCTGGCCCAGCAGTCATTAATGCCCTCATAGAAGGCATGATAGACTGATTGAGTACAGCTTCTTCAAGTTCACCTCTTAGTGTGTCTGGTAGCTTATAACCAGTAGAGGACTGTAAATGATTAGACATGTAGTCAAAATATCTTTGTACAGTTTCACTCCATGTTTCTCTTCGCTGTTCATCCTCTTTCCATCGTGCATAACGTGAAAGTGCTATAAAGTTTTGGTAGTCTGTTGGTAATTGATTGCTTATCATGTTGGTTACTCCGTAATTGTTTTTATGTTTCTAATAGTAGCACCTTCTATATCATAGAAATACTCTTGGATGCCATCCTCTAATTCCTCTCCAACCATTCCGTCAGCTGGTACAGGATACTCCTCATCGTCAATGTCAATTGTAATAAACATTTTAACTCTTATCACTTGCCATTACCTCTTCAATTAACTTGTCCAAGTACCACTTGGCCTTTTGCAAATCCTCTATAGGCTTATCTTTGTAGTCGAAACGCCAGAGGTATTTCATAATGTTACCCTGCAAGTAATACTTAAACCCTTTGTCAGTGGCAGCAGAGATAGCGTGTATGCACTCAATGCCTGTCTGATTGTAGTGTGGTGGACTGTTGACCATATCAACAGAATCTGCTGAAGGCCACATTTGTTTTACATCTGATTGTTTACTTGCTTGTGTCATACGTAACTCCTCTTGTTCCCTCATTATCTTCATAAATTTTTCGTGTCTACTCATGCAGAACCCCCTGTCTTTGTGTTAAAGGATAAGTGTACTACGTTACCATCATAGGTCTTTTCTACACCTGCTTCTTTCTCTAATTCTACATCAATATCCATCTCGTTGTCCATAACTTTCGTGACATATTCGTGAACAATATTGCGTAATTCTTCCATCTCTTCCATGACAGGTACGGAAGCACACATCATCTTAGCAAAGTGCATTACTTGATAATAATCTTCGTCATCCATAGGGTTGTCTGGCATAGCCATAATAGATATATCAACTTCACCTGACCACCTACCATCGTCATTGGCGAATGGCCTGACACGGATAAGGAAATCTTCCTCGTTTATTTCGCTAGCTAGTTTCTCCATCATACTCATACTTATCTCCTTTTCACTTTTGTGCCGCCAAACTTAATAAACTTTGGATGCTTGTTCTTACCCTTCTCCTTCAACCAATCTTCAGGGATAATCCTGTCATAGTATCTAAAGCCATATTTTATACACCATTCACCGTAGGTAGACTTAGCACCTTTACGTAACTTGCGTCTGCTACTCTCAAATACAAAGCGAATATCCAATTTAGGATGCTGCTTTTTTATAGCCAGATGCTTACGCCTATCTGCTGCAGTAAACATACCTTTTGTTTCGATAATGATTCCGTTGAACAGCACGAAGTCTGGTGTGTAGGTTCTGTACGCTAGGTCTTCCCACTCAATCTTAATCTGCTCATATAAGAAGTCTACTTTGAGTTCTTTTAAATAATCAGATACTTTGAGTTCAAGACCACTACGATATCCATATTTCCGTGCTGCCCTAAATTGCTTTGCGTTAGGCAATAACTTCTCCAATATAGCTTACTATTGGGGGGTTCTTTGCCTGTGACTTTACAGATGGACGCTCAGTAAGACTATCCCAACAATCAAAACGGTAGTTACAAAATCTGCATCCATCATTAAGGACTTTATTACCTGTGGGCTTGCCACGAAAAGTTTCAGGCA